CAGGTTTGCAATGTCTTATTTTACGCAGAACTTATCCCGAACTATATTCAAACCACGTCAGACCGCTTCAAGTTTTATTAAATGTATACGACACAAACCCACAAAACAGAATTGCGGAATACAAAGCGGACAGAAAAGAGTTTTTATTCCCCAACAGTTCACGGATTGCATTAGGAACTTGCGACAACGACAGAGAGGTTGGGAAACATCGAGGGCAATCTTTTGACGTTATCTTCTTTGAAGAAGCGACAATGATACCAAAAGACTATTACGATCTTATTAAAATTTCCAACCGTTTAAGTGGTTTTATACCGTTGGAATACGATTTCCAGCCAAGACAATATTTCACTTGCAATCCCGGCGGGGTTGGTCATCAATGGGTAAAAGCAATGTTTATAGATAACCCCGAAATTAATCAAGACGGAAGCGATTACGTGTTTATACCGTCAAAAGTTTACGACAACAAATACATAATGGATAATAATCCCGATTATGTTGCGGAGTTGGAAAGTTTGCCGGAAAAAATGCGTAGAGCATTGTTGCACGGCGATTGGGATGCTTTTGAAGGACAATTTTTTGACGAGTTCGACAGAGATATTCACGTTCTAAAAGAGCCGTTTGTCATACCAAATCATTGGCGGGTATACCGAACACGAGATTATGGGTTAGATATGCTTGCTTGTTATTGGATTGCGGTAGACCCCGAAAACAACGCATACATCTATAAAGAGTTATACGAACCCGATTTAATCGTAAGCGAAGCGGCGCATAAAATAAATTCTATGACAACGGAGAAAATTTTTATGGACATTGCTCCACCCGACTTATATAACAGGAATGCAGAAACGGGCAAGAGTGCGGTTGATATATTCCAAGAATACGGTCAATACTTAACAAAGGCTTCAAGCGACAGGGTAAACGGTTGGTTGGCGGTTAAGGAGTGGTTGAAAGCGGTTAAAGACCAACAAGGCGGTTATCACCCTAAATTAAGGGTATTCCCTAATTGTCATAATTTAATAAGGACATTACCTTTGCTGATACACAACCCAAGAAAACCCAACGATTGTGAAACCGAACCGCACGAAATTACCCACGCACCCGACGCTTTACGATATTTTTGTATAAGTTGGACATATGCACCGGCTCAACGGGTTAACAGTCAAAAAGACGATTTTATCGAATGGGTTAATAAAACGCTGAAACAAAAAAACAAAGAAGCACGATTACGAAAAGGAGAATTGTTTGTATGGTAAAACGGATAAAGAGATTATTTCAAAGCCGAAGCAAAAAAAATGCATTGTTAATTGAAAACCTGCAATTTAAGGTATCTCAATTAGAAGAAGAAATAGCAAAATTAAAGGAACAATTAGACTTGAAGAACCAAATTACAAAAGAGCAAATAGAAGAACAAAAACAACGGAAAGAGGTCTATCGGAACTTTTACGCTTACGGCGAACCAACCATAACAAAAGGGGGAGTAAAGTAAGATGGCGGACAAATTACGACTTACCAATAAAGATGAGGAATTAACTCAACTTTGGGAAGATTTTGGAAACGGGAAAACATATCAATCAACATTAGGGCTTACAAACAATATTCCCATTTGGGTTGATTTCCTTGAAGGAAGACACCATCCCCCATCAACCGAAGAGACTAAACACATTCCAAAACCCATTTTCAACATGATTGAAATGATTGTCGACAACAAAATATCGAATGTATTGGCAAGTCCGATTAAACACAATTTTATCGCAGAAGGCGACCAAGTTGCAACCCATAAATTTACCCGTTTCGCTGAATACCAAAAAAAAGAAATGGGGCAAAAAAAATTAGATAACGACGCCGCTGAAGACGGAGCAACAAAAGGCACTTACATTTACCATTATTATTGGGACGAGAAAGCACCCGGAAAAAGAGGCAACTATCAAGGCGGATTGAGAGGGCAAATTATAGACATATTTAATGTTGCGGTTTCCGACCCCACCGAAAGAGACGAACAAAGGCAAAAATGGATAATCCTTGCTAGTCGTGTTTCGGTTGAAGCAGTTAAAGAAATGGCTGATAAAGGCGTAAATAAAACTTTAATCGTTCCCGACGAAAAAGAAACTCCTTATTCAAATGACAAAGAACAAGAGGGAAACGAATATTGCACTTTACTGTTGCGATATTTCCGAAAAGACGGAGAAGTTTATTCCGAACGGGGAACAAAACATACGATTGTCAATAAGGCAAAACCCCTTTCTCCTTACCTATTTCTTAAATTGGAAGACGAAGAAAAAAAGAAAAAGAAGAAAGATTTTGCGGTTTTACCTCAACCTGCCGCAAAGTTAGAAATTCACGAAGAAGAAAACATTGACGAATTCAAAGCTTCTTTGTATCCGGTCGTTATCGGTTCTTGGAAAAAAAGACACGGTTCAATTTTTGGTCGTGGAGAGGTCGAAACCCTTATTCCCAATCAAAAAGCGGTCAATCACGAGTTTTCAATGCAATTACTAGACCATCAAGAAACAGGACACAGTAAAATTTTGGTTAAACCCCACGCATTGGGCGGTCAGGAAATAACGAATATTCCGGGAGAAATTATAACCGATCATACAGGCGGAGCGTTTTGGGGGATTAAAACCCTTGAAAGAAGTAATATCAGCGGAACAGCCTTGCAGTTAGCGCCGCAGATTATTGACTTGACGAGAACCGTTACCAATTCAAGCGAAGTAATAACGGGTGAAATGATTTCAAAAGATTTGTCGGGCTTGGCAATCGCACAACTCCAAGCACAAAGCCAAAAACCGATTGCAAGATTGCAGAAGAACTTTTGGGAAAGCCAAGAGAAAATAGGTAAAATCCTAGTGCAATTTTACAAACTTTATTACGAAGACAAAGAATTTACATACGATTTGACACCGGAAGAGTTTAATTTATTACAACAGCAAAATATGCAAATGGGGATAACCCAACCCGTTAACCAAAAACAATTCGACGTATTCGACGGTTCTGAATTTATAGACACCAATTTTGAAGTGGTGGTTGAAGTCGGAGCGGGAACACAATACAGCGAACTGCAATCTATGAGTATGCTTAACGGTTTATTGAGTGGCGGTTTTATAGACTTTATGACATACATAAAACTATACCCTGAACAAGGTATGCCGTTTAAGTCCGAATTGATTGCAACGGAAGAAGCCAAGCAAAGAAGCGAACTGCAACAATTAAGAGCATTAGTTCAACAAATGGCACAGGAATTAGAAAAACAAGGTTCTTATTCCAAAGAGCAAGACAAAGCGATAAAGCAGTTAACAGGAGAAGTTCAAAAATCTCACAGGATAATTGGAGACTTGGAGAAAGAGTATTCAGAAAAAATCACGGCTCAAAATCAATTTGTATTGGAAATGTTGGGTAAAAACCAACAACAAACAGGTGAGAAGGGAGAGTGAACTCCCACTTCATATACAAACATTCGCAAGGAACAGCGTAAAAATCCACCTTTACAACAAATGAATAAAATCGCTTGAGAGTAGCGCAAAAACTCTTAAAATTCGCCCCTTATCCATATGGCGTGTTAAGAAAGGACAGAAATTATGGGAATTGAAACAACCGCAGACGGAACAACCGTTAAGGAAACAACTGATACCACAAAAACGGATGTTGCCGAGAAGACAGAAAATGACTTGTTCTCTGATACCGACGAGAACGATGTAAAACAAGAAGACACAAAAACCGACCCCAAGAAATCAACAGATGAAGGGCAACCTGACGGAGAAGAAGAAGAAAGTTCAAAAAGACAAAGCCGTGAAGACAATCGAAAATACGCAGAAATGCGAAGAGAGAAAGAACGGCAAGAAAAAGAGCGACAAGAAATCGAACGGAAAGCCTACCGAAAAGGGTTAATTGAAGCAATAAACGGAGTTAACCCCTACACCAACAAAAAAATCGAAGACGATTTTGACGTTGAAGAATATATGACTATGCGGGAAATTGAAAAAGACGGGTTAGACCCTGTTGCCGATTATTCGGCATATTTGAAGAAAAAAAAGCGTTTAGAAACCGCTCCACCTACTTCCGGAGTTAGATCACAGGAATGGTTGGAAAACGACGCTAGGCAATTTCTACAAAAATACCCCGAAGTCAATCTTGAAACTCTTTTAGACGATAAATTATTTGTCAAGTTTTCGGACGGAAAATTGGGAAATCAAACATTGGCGCGAGTATACGAAGATTATACCGAACTGATGGAAACCCTTAATGCTGAAACAGACAAAAAAATCCGTTTGGCTGTTGCGCGAAGCAAATCTTCACCGGGAAGTGTGGAGACCGGGAAAAAAACAGAAGATAGCACTTACTATTCTTGGGAACAACTTCAAAAAATGTCCACTGAAGAAGTAGATAAAAATTACGACAAGGTTATGAAATCTTACAATTATCATCTTCAAAAAGGGCGTTAAGAAGTTAAAAAAATATAATCTCCACACACAAAAATTGTATGCAAAAGGGAGATTAAATAAAAAATGGCATATGAAACATTTATTCCAACCGTATGGAATACTTCCCTTAACAGGGAATTAACCGGGAAGCATATTTTAGCAAAGCACACCCACAGAGATTACGAAGGCGACGTTAAACAAGGCGGCGACAGCGTAAGAATTTTGAACGTCGGCAAACCGACAATCAATTCTTATGTTATCCCGGCAAATAAGGCAACGTTGCATAGGAATTTACCGGATACCGAAGAGATTGATAATACAACCATTACAATGCCTATCCAGAGAGTAGAACAATACAGTTACGGCATTGGTGATATTGACAAAATTCAAGTTTTAAACAGCGGAAAAGTTATGGCCGCTTATCAACAGGAAACCGCCGAAGGGCTGGCAAAGAAAGTAGACATGTATTTAGGGCAAACTGTATTCCCGACAGCACCTATTTTTACAAACAGTTTTGCAGACGCCACTACCAAAATTATAAAAGTCACTCCGGGTGACAGCGTAACAACTTCAGGAAGCGAAGTTCAAAATATTCTTGAACTTTTAGACGATTTGGTTCAGCATGGGCGAGAAAACGATATTTCCGACGAAGAAAAATTATATGTTGCTATGTCACCTAAATTAGAAAAACTTGTAAGACAGAGATTGATTAGTATTTCCACCGACAACGTGGTTACTATCGAAGGCAGAAAATATTTGCAATATTACAACTTGTATATTGAATGGAGTAACAATCTTAAAAAGGTTGCCTCAGCAGGTCAAACTCCTGCTTATGAATATTTGACAGCAAGAACCACAAGGGCTGTTGCATATATTCACGCGCACACACATGCAGAACCTTTCAGACCAGAAAAAGGGTTCTTTGACGCAATTAAAGGTTTCATTTTGTATGACGCTATGGTTATCCGTCCGAAAGAAATTTTCAATGTCTTGGTGACAACTTAAGAGAGGGGTGAAATAAGATGGCAGCAACCGAATTAAAACCAATTTATTTAACTAACTATGACGAGTTCGTAAAGGAAACAAGCGATACCGATTTCGCCGCAGTAGAGGCAACTGCCGGAGCATTCTTCAAAGTTGCCGGGAGAGATGAGCAATACGTGATTGGAGCAAAGAATACCCACGTTTCGGCTGAAAAAACCGTAACAATCAAAGCCGGCGACTCCATTCAAGGAGCATTTGGCGACATTACCTTTACTTTGGGCGCAGGTGAAATTGCTTGGGTAGTTTTGTCAAGCGGCAAGTTTAAAAACGTATTGGGAGCGAATAAAGGCGAGATTGTTATAACAGGTTCTTCAACCGATATTCAACTTAAAGTTATTCGTTTACCATATTAATCATTTTGGAAAGGAGAGGTAAAAACCAATGGCAAGAACCTCATTAAACGTTATAAAATTCACCGCCTACAACCAAGCAATTTACCCATTTGATTACTATGTGGAATGTGAGGCTGCCACAGTAGGCAAACTTACGGTAGTAGAGAACAACGCAAGCACAAATCAGATTGATTGGAATGACGACAGTTTAATAGGAGCGGACGGCAACGCTTTATATTCCGGATATGCGGCAAACAAATACGTTTTAAAAGTATTGGGTTTTTTGCAAAAACCTGACGTAACAACAAAAGAATTTGAATTCAGTATGGGCGAGAAAGATGAGAAATACATTTTAGTCGCTAAAAACACAGCAGTAGTATCGGAGTATTATGTGGAATGCGAGGCTGCCGATACCGGAGCAATCAGCGTAAAAGCAAGCGGAGCAACGGGCGACGACCAAATAGACTATGGCAACACCGCTTTAGTAGGACCAGACGGAGTTACTTTATACACGTCAGCGCCTACTGGTAAATACGTTAAGAAAGTCAGCGGCGATAAGACATTGACGATTAAAAAGGGAAACAGCATTCAAGGAGTGCTTGACAGTGCCTATAATTTACGGCACGGCGGAACATATTACATTGTTTTAGAAAGCGGCAGATATAAGAATGTAACAGGTTCGGACAAAGGCAAGGTGGTTTTAGCCGCAACCGATACTTTGGTGGAAGTTGCCGCCTTGTGTTTGGAATAAAAAAAATTAAATAAATGCAAAATTAAAATGGGAGTTAGTCTGAAATAATCTATTTTTTATTTAAAAAATACGGCTAACTCCCGTATTTGATAAAAAAAGGAGATAT